CGCGTGGTCATGGGTTTGGGTCCTTGCTCCGTTTTGGATTCCGCTGGCCCTCGGGTCCAGCCTTCTGTTTTTCGGGGTTCTGTACCTCGCCGCGAGCGATCACGACCCTCGAAAAACCCGACGATAGTCGTCGGTTCATCACTTTAGGATTTCACCCGCGTGCTTCTCGATCACCGAGGACAACCGATCCCGACCCAAGCGCACCGACGTATGTCGTCGCGTCGCCGGGAACGTCGCGCCGAAATCCAAGCGGCGTACGATGCCGCGCAAACGACGTCCGAAAATGCAAAACACTGGCGATGGGCCGATTCGCTATCGTCGGCCGAGGCCAACAGCCCGGAGATCCGGCAAACGATCCGCGAACGTGCCCGGTACGAAGTCGCCAACAATTCATTCGCCGCCGGCATTTGCGATACGCTCGCCAACGTCACGATCGGATCCGGCCCGCGTCTGCAAATGCAAACGCCCGACCCGACGCTCAACGCGGCAATCGAATCACAGTGGCGGGCATGGTGCGACCAAACACGCCTGGCCGAAAAACTACGCACCGCCAAACGTGCCCGCGTCGTCGATGGCGAAGTGTTTTTGCAATTCAACACCAACCCACGCCGCAACGCCACGCCGGTTACGCTCGACGTGCAAGTGATCGAGTGCGACCAGTTCGCCGATTTATCCAACAGTCAGACGCCTGACCACGTGTCCGGCGTGCATTTCGACGCCCACCGAAACCCGATCCGGTACGACCAACTCGAACAGCATCCGGGCAACGCGATGGGCGGTTGGCAACAAGCCGCGCCTGTGTCGGCCGATGACGTGATCCACATGTTCAAGGCCGACCGACCCGGACAAATCCGGGGCGTGTCGGAAATGACGCCCGCGTTACCACTGTTCGCACACTTGCGACGCTACACGCTCGCCGTGATCATGGCCGCCGAATTGGCCGCCGATCATGCCGCCGTGATCGAATCGCAAAGCTCGCCGCTCGACGAGGACGGCGGGTTCGACGGGGATGACTTGGACCCGTTCGATACCGCCGCCATCGACCGCGGGATGATGACGGTCTTGCCTCGCGGGTGGAAACTCTCGCAACTCAAACCCGAACAACCGATCACGAATTTCCAAATGTTCCGCGACGCGATCTTGAACGAGATCGCCCGGTGCCTTGGGATGCCATTCAACGTCGCCGCCGGCAACAGTGCCGGCTACAACTATTCGTCAGGCCAACTCGATCACGGATTCTTTGATGATACGGTCAGGGTGGATCGCGACGCCTGGCGAGTCAATTGCATCGACCGGATTTTTCACGCTTGGCTCGACGAGGCCCTTTTGGTGCCCGGCTACTTGCCGCCGCTCGGGTCGAACGCCGGCAACCTGGACCGTCGATTTTATTGGGACGGACGCACGCACGGTGACCCCGCCAAACAAGCACGCGCGACCGAAACGCTCTCGCGAATCGGATTGTTGACCGACGAAGCGTATTTGCTCCGCGAGGGAATCGATCCCGAAGAGCATCACCAGCAACGAATCCGCCAAGCCCGCCGCCGCGCCGCATTGGCCGCGATCGAACAGCCGGATTTGCAACAACCGGCGCAACCAACCTCAGCACCGGGGACGAAACCATCGACCCGCCAAACCCGTTCGGTGGCGGCATGACGTTGATGGTTTTCATCATCTTGGCGGCGCTCTCGCCGCCGATCCTTTTCCCGGCGTTGCTCGTCCTCGTCTGGTTCTATCGCGATTGATTCGCGACTCCTGATTCACGCACGCAAGCACCGTACCCGGTTCGGACTGCGCCGCATCGCCCCACTGCCGCGGCATCCGACGGCCGGTCGCTTGCGTGCCTTTTTTTCCAAACTCTTGGAGCCGCCGCTTTGGCAACGTTCGACAAAAAACGCCGACGACGATTAGTCAGTCGCGGGCGAATCGATTTGCTCGCCTCCGCCAACACTCCGTTGGTCCTGGATAGCAGTGCGATCGTCGTCGAAGCGATGGACGGCGGAGATTCCGCCGACTCGCCGCCGAAATTCAAAGCGAGGCTCTACAACGGTTCGCCGATGACCCCACGGGTCATCGGTTACGCAAACGGCGGCGCCCCGATCGTCGTCGACCTGCGTGGCGTCCGAGTATCACGAAACGGCAACGGGGCCCCGGTCCTTTACGCCCACGATCGGTTAGACCCGATCGGTCACACAACCCGCGTCGACGTGCTCGCCAATGCGATTACGGGTGAAGGATTGTTGAGTGTCCCTGGACCGAATCGCGACCGCGTCGCGGGCGGTGCCAAGGGTGGTTTTCGTTGGGCCATTTCGATCGGCTACCGCGCGACCGAAATGGAATACATCGGTCGGAACGAATCCGCCAATGTCAACGGCCGCGTCGTTCGCGGACCTGCACACATCGCCCGCAAAGGTGATTTATTCGAAATCTCGTTTCTTGCCATCGGGGCCGAGCCTAGCGCATCGGCCACCGTCTCCGCCACTTCTGGCGACTCCCAAACCACGATCCCAACCCCGGAGCCGATACTTATGAATCCTGAACTTCGCGCCTACATCGAAGCCGCCGGTTTCAGCCCCGACGAACTCGAAACCGAGCAAGTTGAACTCTTCCGCAAACAACACGAAGCAACGATCGAAGCCGAACCCGGCTCCGACCTGCCGCGTCCGGATGGTCCCGCCCCGGTCCAACCGGTGGCCCCATCCGTCGTGATCGAAGCCGGTGACGGAAACGACCCGGTCGCCGAAATGCGTGCAGCCGCGGCCGCCGAATCTCGACGCGTCGCTCGTGTCGTCGAAATCTGCGCCCAATACGGCAACCCAACGACCCAAATCCAAGGCAACGTCGAAGCGATCCAAGCGATCGCGATCGAGGCCGGATGGGACGCCGACAAGACCGAACTCGAAGCGATGCGTGCCGCTCGACCGACCGCCCCGTCGGCTCGATCGACCGGACGTTCGCACAATTTGACGATCGAAGCAATGCAGGCCGGATTGATGATGCGGACGGGCGTCGACGTCGAAAGCCGTCACTTCCGCGGCGTCGCGGCGATCGAAGCGGGCCTGCCTTCGTTCCTTCGCGCCGACGTCAACAGCGACGGGTTCGGCAAAGCCATGGATGCGGCCCGCGATTTCCGCACCGCGTCGTTGGTCGAGATCGCCGCCGCCGCCGTCGAAATGGAAACGGGCCGCGTGATCCGTGGCAAGTCCACGATTATCGAAGCCGCCTTTTCGTCCACCGCGTTGGCGTCGATTTTCGGTGTAACGATTGGTGCCCGCGTGTTGCAAACCTTTCAAGAGGTCGGCGATAGCACGATGGGCTGGACACGTCGATCGACCGTCCCCGATTTCGAACCGCACGTTCGCGCGGGCTTGGAATCGATGCAAAGCTTGTCGCACCAACCGCCCGGCAAGGCCGCCGAACATGCCAAGGTCAGCGACAAGAACGAAATCGTGCAAGCGGCCCGGTACAGCAAGCAAATCGTGATCGACGAACAGCACTTGATGGGCGACCGTCTCGATTTGCTCTCGACGGTCCCGCAAGCGATGGCCCGCGCCGCCGGTCGCTTGATTCCGGATCTGGTTTACTTCTTGATCCTGTCCAACCCGACCATGCTACGCACCGGACGGGACGCGTTCCACGAGACGGACGGTACGTTGATCCTAAATAAGCCGTTCAACAAAGCGAACTTGTCCCTCGCGATTTCGCAATTGATGAAACGCAAGGACGGGGACGCGACGTTGAACCTTCAACCGTCGCACTTGATCAGCGGCACCGAATTGGCCGACGACGTGGTTCAGTTGACCGGGTCGGCGATCTTCACCAACGACTCCGGCGCAGGTGCCCGAAACCCGTTGGCACGTTACGGGATTACACCCGTGGCCGATGCCCGATTTAGCAACGGCGTTAAACACCCGATGACCGGCGCGACCACGACGGGTAGCGGCGTCGACTGGCTGTTGGTTTCGACCGACAGCGACGGCGTCGAGGTCCAAACGGTCGACGGTAGCGGCGGCGTGCCGCGAGTGCGAACCAAGCAACTCGACGGCGGTCTGTACGGAATCCAAAGCGATGTGTGCATGGATGCGGCGGCCAAGATCGTCCAGAACGAAACGCTCGAATACGTCACCGGATCGGCCTAATCCGACGCGAAACCTTTAAGCCGGCCCCGATCGGGGCCGGCACTTCAACTTGATTGAATCCCGCTCATTGACTCCTGTGCAACGAAGCCCGGCCATGAAGAAAACAAGAATCGACCTAAACGTTCGCGGCCGTGTATTCCCGGTCGGTACCGCCGTTGCAGACTTGCCCGCCGGCATCAATTTAGATCCGGCCTGGTTGCTCGCCGACGACGCACCGGACGAGCTTAGCGATAAGCTCGACATCGACGACGGCTTCGACGATGCCAACGAACTCGATCAACTCGACGACGAGACCGACGAGACCGACGATCGAGAGGACCCCGACGCGCCGCCGATGTTTGGGCTGCCGGTCGAAGTGATCGACCTACTCGCGGCGCATGATCCCCCGATCACGACGGAGGACGAGTTGCTCGATTACGGCATCGCCAACCGAGACAACTATTCCAAGATCACCGGAATCGGTCGGGTGACGTCCAACAAAATCAACGCCGCGATCGCCGGCGGGGAATAACCCCCCACCCCGATCGCATCACCCTTCGAACCCATCACACCGACGCAAGGATAAAAACCCATGGTCAACAGCCAATACCTCGACAACGACTCGATGGTGCCTCACGCCGTCGCCGGCGGCGGCACACCGGTCGAATCCGGCAACGTCGTCCAATGCGGCGACGGCCGAGCCGGCGTCAACGTCGGTCGAACGATCGAAGCGGGAAGCACGGGCGTCTTGCAAACGCACGGCCGCTATCGATTCCCCGCGCTCGCCTCCGGTGCCATCGCCGCCGCCGCCGTCCTGTATTGGGACCCGAGCGCCAAGCAGGCGACCGCCGTCGCGACCAGCAACTTCTTGCTCGGCAAAGCGTTCGCGGCCAAGGCCGACGGTGCCACCGAAATCGTGGTCACGCTCAATGTCTGATCTATCGCAAGAGGACATCGACACGCTTGTCGATTTGACTCGCAGGAACGAAGCGATCCGTCGCCGGATCGAACCCAACGTTGTCGCGATAAAAGCCAACGCGAAGAAGATCGACGCGTTGCTCGGACGCGTCGCCAAGGTGATGGACAAGGCCGGTCGAAAAACGAAAAACCGATACGGCGTTTCGTTCCGTTTGGTCACCAAGGCCGGACGCGTTGCGTGGCGTGACATCGTCGAAAAACTCAAGTCGAAAGAGTACGCCGACACCGTCGCGGCCGACGCCAAACCGACTCAAAAAGTCGAATACACCCTACCGCCCGACGTGATCCCGATCGCGACGGAGAAAGCCAAGTCATCCGCATGACCCTATTGTTTCAAGCCGCGGCCGATTGGTTGTCCGACCAACTCAAGGTTGCCGGTGCAACGCGGGTCATCACGATCCGAAACGAATCGCTCGAACCGTCGATCGAGTTTGAGGTCGACGCCACCCCCGGCGATTCGCAATGGGAGGAAGACGGCCGCGAAGCGGTAACCCGAATCGCGTCGCGTGACTTCCTGGTCGATGTTCGCGACATGATTTTCGACGACAAGCGAACGATGCCGCAACGCGGGTGGATCATTATCGATTCGCTCGAAGGGTCGACTTACGAGGTATTCGCGCCGGACGGCGAGGCCCCGTGGGATTGGTGCGACACGTCCCACCGACGCATCCGCATCCACACCCAAGCCCTCGACCGAAACCAGTGAAACCGACCGAACTAGCCGCCGCCGTCGCCGAAATCCTGCGGGATGCGGTGGCGTCAGCGCCGATCCCCGAGTCGGACGTCGAACAACGGCACATGCCGATTTACGACTTGTCGGAATTGGCAATTTGCCGAGTCCCGGTATTACCCACCGACCGCAACGCGTCGGCGGCCTCGCGCGGACATTCAAACCGCGAACACGTCATCCGGATCGCTCCGCAATGGAAAGCCACGCTACCCGGCGGCGTGATCGACGACGACCAAGTCGAGAAGTTTATCGACTTCGTGATTTGGATCGACGAGACCATCGAAGCCGCCGCCAAGATCGGTCCGCACACCTGGATTAGTTCCTCGATCGAACCCCTGTACGACCTCGAACAACTCCGTGAACAGGCGATGTTGACTTCGTTGATCACCATCAATTTCAAAACGCTTTCGCACGTCACGCGACGCTAACCGCCCCTTTCAAATCCTAAAGGATTCAACATGCCCAACCATCCCGTCATCGGCAAAGATTGCGTTCTGGCCACGTTCGCCGTCGCCGACTTCGCCGCCCCGACTTATACCGCGGTCGAAAACGCCAAGAACGTTTCGCAACCCGGAATCAGCAAAAACAGCGTCAGCCTTGCGTCGCGTGGTAGCGGCGGATGGGACCTGAAAGGGTCCGGGCTCAAGTCCATGGATCTGCAGTTTGAGTACCTGTACGAGACCGAAGACACCGTCGCCAACATGCTCCGCGACTCGTTCGACAACGACAGAAAAATTGGCTTTGCCGTGCTCGACGGACCCGCCGACGGCGTGTTCCCGGTCGGTACAGACACGAACGACGTGTACGACGTTCAAGGCTGGAAGTTTGTCGGCGAGGTCTTCGAATTCCCGACCAGCGAAGAACTCGAAGAGGGCAAGACGAACGACATCAAAGTCGAAGTCTCGCGTTACAAGCTCGCCGGCGTTTTGTTGTTGCCGACCTGGGTCACGATCGCCGGCACCGTCGCGAGTTAATCCCCTGATCTCCCCCGCCCGTACGTCAGGCTTTCCAGCCTGACGCGTCCACCCGGCAAGCACGCAAAGCCTGACGTACCAAAATGAAAACGCTCTCCGAAATCGTCGCCCATTTCGGCGACCTACTCGACCGCAAACCACGTGTGACCGAGGTCAGCGTACCGCGAGAATGGCTGGCCGTTCTGGTCGGACATGAGCGGCTGCCGGCGAAAATTCAAGACGTTGCACCGGAGACGGAAGCCGAATCCGAGCCGGATGCAACGGACGATCCACCGACCGACAAACCGACCAAACGCCGACGCAACAAACCCGCACCGACCGACGCGACTTAAACCCGCCTTTCGCGTTCTCGCGATATTCATCACCTGGGGTACTCACGCAATGTCAAATTGCTTCCACGACAAAACCGGCCGACGCTGGGATTTGTCGCTCAACATCAACGCTATCCGACGCGTCAAAAACGTAACCGGCATCAACTTGTTACGTCTGCTCGACGAGCCGGCGATGCTAACCGACTTGTCTTCCGACTCGATCGCGTTCGTCGACGCGATCTATTGCATTTGCAAACCGCAAGCAGACTCGATCAACGTCAACGACGAGTCCTTCGGCGAAGCTTTTGACGGCACCGTTCTGGAATCCGCAACGTCGGCATTCCTATCGGCGGTCGTCGATTTTTTCCCCGGTGCCCGGCGGGGGACGCTGCAAAAAGTCCTCGACCGGGCCATGACGCAAGTCAGTCAACAGGAAGCGAAGCTGCAGACGGCGCTGATGGACGGGACGATCGACCGGGCGATCGACCAGGCGATGGCCGATGGCGTCAACTCTGGCGAATCGCCGGTACCGCCGGAATCGATCCCGGCCAGCTAACGCTCGCCGAATTGATGGAATTCGCGAACTCGTCGCAAACCATGCGATGGGATCACACCGCCGTCCTGCTCTCGATGACATTCAACGTCAATCGCGGCGCGAAAACCAAGCCCGCCCGGATGGAAGATTTCCACCCGTACCGCAAGCCCAAACGGCGAGGAATGAAAGCCCGCGACATTGCGGGAATGCGACCGAGGATCGAGGCCATGGCCCGCGCAATGAAATAACCCCAAGGGTCGAATCATGACGATGGTCACATGGAAAATCGTCGACCAATTTTTCGATCGGGCTCTCGTCGTCAAAGCGGTCAACAAGGCCAAGAAACGCGAGTGCAGTAAAGCCGGTGCGTTCATCCGTCGGACCGCTCGACGGAGTATCAAACCGGTCGGCAAACGAGCACGCAAAGCCAAACGCAATCGAACCGGCACCGCGGGCATTGACCCGACGGTCAGCCGACCCGGCCAACCGCCGCGAATGCACACCGTCGGTGCCCGCAATTTGCGAACGATCTTGTTCGGTTGGGACGCCGCCCGCGAAAGCGTGGTGATCGGACCCGTCAAATTTCCGCGATCCGGGAACGCCGTCCCATCGCTGCTGGAATACGGCGGTTCGGGAAAGGTTCGCAAACTCAAACGCGGGCAACGTCGACGCAAGAACGGACGTCTCAAAACGCGGACCGTGACCGTTCGATACGCCCCCCGCCCGTACATGAACCCGGCGCTCGTCAAAGAGGCCCCGAAGTTCCCGGCGCTATTCCGCAACTCTGTCAGCAGGTAACCCACGATGAGCACCGGAGGCATTCGCGCCGGACGCGCATTCGTCGAACTCGGCGTCAACGATCGAATCACGCAAGGCTTGCGGAACGCGCAAGCCAAAATGAACGCGTTCGCCAACGGCTTGAAACGGACCGGCTTGCAAGTCGGTGCGATGGGTCTGGGGATGGCCGTCCCGATCGGCATGGCGGTGAAACAGTTCGCGTCCTTCGATGACGCGATGCGGGCCGTCGGTGCCGTATCGACCGCGTCGGCGACGGAATTGCAATCCATGACCGCTGCCGCGTTGGAACTCGGGCGAACGACAAGCTACACGTCGACCGAGGTCGCCAACCTGATGGGCGAACTCGGCCGAGCTGGTTTCTCCCCCGACCAAATCAACAACATGACCGGCGCGGTCTTGAACCTGGCGCGGGCAACGGGCACGGATGCGGTATTGGCGTCGGGGATCATGGCGGCGACGCTGCGCCAATTCAACATGCAAGCCACCGACGCGGCTCGCGTTTCGGACGTGTTGACCGTTGCGGCCAACTCGACGTTTACCACGGTCGAGCAACTTGGGGAAGCGCTCGCGTATGCCGGCCCGGTTGCCGCCGACCTCGGGATGAGTTTCGAGGCAACCGCAGCGATTCTCGGAACGCTTGGAAATGTCGGTATTCAAGGAAGTAGCGCCGGCACGGCATTGCGCAGACTGGCGACGATTTCGGCGGGTGCAGGCGATGAACTCGAGCGAATATTCGGCATCAAGAACACCGACCCTGCCGGTCAATTCAAGGGTCTGGTCCAGATCCTCGACGAAATCGGCACGGCGACGGCAAACATGAGCGTTACCGAACGCACCGCCAAGATGGAGGAAGCGTTCGGTTTGCTGGGCATTACGAGCGCCAGCGTGTTGAGTAAAACCGCCGGCGGAGTGACGAAATTACAGGCCGCGCTCGATGGCGCGGCGGGTGCGAGTGAAACGACCGCCGCAAGCATGGACGCGGGAATCGGCGGGGCGTTTCGACGTTTGCTCTCCGCCGCCGACGGTG